ATACTAAAGATCTCACCAGCAGTTCCGAGACCATCGAGAACTTTAACAATGTCACTTTCAGGTTTGTCAATGCCATTGTTAACGACTTTCTTATCATCGAGTTGGTTTAACTTTGTTAATGGTTTTGTAACATTGCTACCAGAAACGTTTGGAATAACTGCGTTTCTAGTAATGCTACCTTTATATTCGAGATGACCAGCAACTTCAACTTCGAAATTAGCATTTGCAGAAGCTCCTGTAATACCAATATAGATAGCGCCTCTATCCAGAGGACTTTGATAGCCTGACGTATCGTTAGCATTACACCACCCTGCGTCGGTAGTGTCATGAACAAGCTGTTGATTCCAGAACCATAAATCAGACTCATCACGTTGTTTCCAAGCGTAAGTAATTGACCTTTCGGTAAGTTTAGTTGAATAATTATTAGGATAATTAGCCAATTCACCAACTGTTTGACCAACTGCACTAGCACCATAAGGACTCATGGTACCAAATTCAGCTAAGCCAGAGTTAATGTAACGTTCACCTATATAGGTGACCTTGAAACCAAAAGCAACTAACCTAACACTACCAATGTAATTTTCCTCGCCAACTTGAAAGTTGGAAATGTTAAGATCAGACTCAACATTCTGTAATGTAGTTACACCAGGGTCATTTGGAAATTGATACGTGGTTGAAGTTGTAGTAGATGACATACCTGCTACATTGGCATTCCTAACTATAAGATTCAAAGGGAAAAATACAGCCCATGCAGTTCCATCCCCGTTAGCCTGAAAAGACTTACGTAAGACGTAATTGTAAGGTGTTACTTTGAAAGTAGGAAATATAGGTATAGTTACAGGAATTCTAAGAAAAGGGTTATGATAAACTTTGAGATAAGCTAATGCATCGGTATCCTTTTTAAGATATTGTCCCATACCCATCTTCGTGATTTGACCCAGTTGCGATACTGGACCACGGTAAGGTTTCCTGTTACGCTGGTTACGTTTATTGACTTGCCTATTGTCAATACTTTTAACAGGTTTTTTGTTTTGATTCTTCTTATTTCTATTAGAGATGAATAACTCACTTTTAATCTTACGTGAGTTAGGATTATTATTAACCAAATCCATTTTAAATGGGCTGCTAGATTTAAATACCCGCTTTGAATGGAATTCGATAGTACTATTGTAAGTCTCAAATAGGCGTGAATAAGAAATATACAATGATTTAAACTCATTGTGAAGATTTGGGTTCTTCTTAACAAGACGTCGCATGCGAAGAAGGATAATTTTATAGATCTCCTCGTTTGATAAAACCCGAAGTAAACCTCCGAGTCGCTGTAGTTCTGCCGACGGATTTAACATATTTTGTTTCTGACGTCGTAGGTTAAGCACAGCCATAACTTTGATAGGGTCATGGTGCACATAAGGGTGAAGCTTCATTGAACAAAAATCAAGGTCTTCAAAGGGTACAGAATGCCCTTCCCATGTAATAGTTGCATGAATAGAACTGAGATCTAAATCATTATAATCTGATGACATAATTAAATCATCACCGTTGATTATAACCGTATTATGCATATTAAATTCATCAAGGTTATGATGATAGTTGGCTAATAACATATAGTAACGCCAAATGATATTAATAATGATAGTTAGATAATCCCCTGAACCTAGGCCCCGAGAAACTATATAAACATCACCATTAACGTTAACGAGTTTGTTAACTGTGTTGTGACGGACAGATTCAAATAAGTTGTAATCTTTAGGATTGGTAAGATCATAAAGTTGTGAGATTGAATCGTATACCATATGTAAGAATTCACTAGGTACCGAACTGTCTTGAGCAGATGTATCTGTGCAATAGTAGTAAGGGCGCTTCTTAAGCATATAAGCATAAAAAGCACATGCCCCGGATTGCATAGGATCTCCAACAGCAGAAGGAGAAGCATCTATACAAAACCTATGTTCAGTAAATTTACGAAAAAATTCACCAAG